AAAAAGCCTATTTTGATGACGGGCTAGACGCTCCGTGCCCACTCAGGGCTAATATTATCAAAACAAAACGAATATATTTTTATAAATTTTTGGACCAATATTTGTGTTTTCGGTCCGGCCCGCGCTCAATGTCACTCAAAGCGGGCCGCTCGGCCCAGATTCTCGGAGGGGCCAGTCTTGCCGGAACTTTGGCCAAGGTGCACGGCGGCGGTCAAGGGGCGTTCCCGGGAGAGGAGCTTCCCAAGATTCTAAAGCATCTGGGTATAACAAATTATCTTGTAGCAAATTCTGCTGGAGATCTTCCTCCTGAATACGCCAAGAAGCGTCCTCAGTTTGCAATCTGCAAAGCGTCCGGGCGAAATTCCATGTCGGCAATCCCAAAGTTTAGACCAAAATCATATGACCTCATGTGTTGTTCAATTACGATCGGAAATTCGAGCGCACCAAACACGATAGCTCACAAGTATCACGCATTGACCGGGTTCATGTGTGGAGGAAAGGGCTACCTGTTCGATTCGAACCAACGCAAGCCATTCCCGTGTAACTGGTGGGATCCAGTAGATCTCAGCAAGGTTATAGACAGAGAAATTGCTCGATTTTACGACTTTTTCGCGGGTGGACAAATTGATTACCTTGTGTACAACTACGCGATATTTAACAATCGGGAATATACAAAGGGAATTCGCATCTCGTGCAAACTCAAGTACAAAAAGACTAAGACGCCACTGGGAATTTACACACGAGTGAACAACTTTGAGGAACGTCTTGCGAGAGGAAACTGGGCGTACCTGACTCCTGCAGAGATTTCAGCCATTAAACGCGCCAGAGCCCGTGAAAAGAACGCCCCTGTTCTCAATAAAGCTTTCTTCAACTCGTTGCTAAAGAATGCTACAAATCGCCAAGTGGCTCTGAACACAATAAAAAACTTGAAAAATGCCGGATACAGAGTGAATGAAAATGCCCGAGCGACATTTTTACTAAAACTCGCTGAAAAGCTACGGCCGGCCCCACCGGTGAACAGTCCCAGAACTACCCGTCGCAAGAATGTTGAACAAAAATTTTCCAACTATTGGGCCCAACTCAACAAGAACAACCGGAACACGGTTCGCAATTTTATATCAAGATACAAAAGCCCAAATTCCAAGTTTAGTAATATTAACGGCCTAAAAACAGCCAAGGCTCGCGCAGATTTTCTCAAGGCTAAAAGACCGACCCTTACAAAGGAAGAAATAGCTCGAATGAAGAACTACATAAAAACCAAGAACGAAGCAAATAGGAGCCGTCGTGCAGCCAAAAAAAAACCTAAACAATGATATGTATGGAACTCGAGGTGCTCAAGTTTCAGCCGAATTAGAAGAACGAATAGTTCGGACTCATAGAAGATTTGGTTCAAAACTCGTGGAGGCCCACGGTCGACTCTCGACAAATAACAACAATAACAACATCTCTTGGACTGTTCCAAAGGGAACCGTTGTTATACTCCTGGCAAAACCCGGACGGTGCATGTTTATAAGTGCCGGTCGCATTCTGGCCGAACAGTATTTTGGTTCAAATAATAAACTCGTCAACTTTTTTCGGGGCGAGGCGGGAGCTTCTGGGGTCCATCACGGAGAGATCCTTTCGAGAACCTTTTTCGAGGGAGAAGAGTGTCCACAAGTTTCACTTGAATTCAAGAATGCCAAGTATCCATCCTTTGGGTACGTGTGGAAACTTCCAATAACTCGAAAAAGAACTACGACCGGTAGCAACCTAAAATATGAACCAGCCCCTCTGCGGTCTGAAATTTACAATCAAATAAATCACGGAAGTGCGCTTCTCCTTCGGACCGTCGTGAACACTCTAGGAAAGGGCGTCTACATTGTGAATGCCTGTTTGCCTCCGGGAAATTTCAAGAGTACAAACTTTACCGGAATGAATGCTCCACGGGCGGGCTGGGAAGGTGAGCGAGGCCGGGCGCCCTCGGGGACCCGCGAGCGTTTTCGATACGCACCATACATTAATAGGCAGCATCGTCCCCCAAAGCCAGGGACCCGTGGGATAACCTACTTGCCCCCCGAAAATAATTACAAAGTAAGACGGCCAAGACTGTTGGCGCGACCCCAGATGCGCCTGGAAGAACTTCTGTATAAATTGAGTCTAAATCCTAACATTAATCTGAGACAACACTTTGGGAATCTTCGGGCAAATGTCAACACCTCCCGACTTCTCAATGTTCAGAGGGTCCTTAAAAATTCTAACAATTTTGTTTCAAAATTACCGACAAGTTCAAGACTCCGCTGGATAGTCACAAGGAACAAGGCCCGTTTCATTTATGACAGACTTAAAAATAATACTTCCTGATTAGTAAATGCAGATATTCGTTAAGACTCTGACCGGCAAGACTATAACGCTCGAAGTTGAATCTTCGGACACTATCGATAATGTAAAGGCCAAGATCCAAGACAAGGAAGGAATTACTCCCGATCAGCAGCGTCTCATCTTTGCGGGAAAACAGCTCGAGGATGGTCGTACCCTTGCTGATTACAATATTCAAAAAGAAAGCACCCTACATCTGGTCTTGAGACTAAGAGGAGGTTTTTAAAATATTTATTAATATTATAATGAATAAAAAAAATATAGCTTACGCTATAATTGCTATACTATTTATAATAGCACTTTATCCCAGGAAAAGCGGGTGGTCGTTGAGAACACATTATAAAAATTGCGATTCAGGTTTTGTTCCTCACTTATTGAACCCTGGTTTATGTGTTAAGTGTCCTATGGGAGCTACGCCAAACTTGTATAGCGGGTGTTCAAATGCAGGAGGAAGTCCCGCACTTGACGGGGTAGAGGAAAGAAGACGTGCAAAATGAACCCTGCGTACGTATGAACAAGTTTATTTCTAGTCTAAAAATAGATGGGTATCTGTCCCCAAAAATTCGGTCCCTACTTTTGGGGAGCACTCCACCTCGCGTGTCTTTATGCAGACGACTATAACGCCCTCAGGACCTTTGTGAGCACCTATACCGAGGTTCTTCCGTGCCCGGCGTGCCGGGTCCATTACGCTCAGGTATTGAGTGAGCGCCCTTTTCCCCCAGAAGGCCACAACCTCGAGTACTTCAAGTGGTCTGTCGATGTTCACAATATAGTTAATAACCGCATCAACAAGCCATGGGTATCATACGATGATGCTTTCGCCGAGTGGATCTCAGGCTGCGACGGGGCCGACAAATATTTGGACATTAAAATACGGGTATCGACCCTTCTCATACTTCTGATCCTCATGGCCCTCATCATCAGGAATATTTCTTAACATACCATAGATGAGCACTACAACAGTGTTCTACAATGTAATAAAGTTCGGCAAATTTGCCCTACTAACGGCATTATTGATATTATCCTTTGTGAATGGCCACAAGGATTATATCAATGAGAATCCCCGCAAGTTTATGTGGGACTGCTTGTCGGTCGGCGGAACTTCGGCAATAGCCATAGCGATCATCGCATATATGCGCGGCCAGTCCCAACTGATTCCGAGTCTGGCGTTTTTAACATTTTTTCTATTTTTCACCTACAATGTATTGCGCGAACTCTCGGGGTTTAACGCGATAACGGGAGGGGGTGAGACGACCCAGGGAGAAGGGAAAGAACAGGCTATACTAACGAAACCTGTTATTACGGTTGGAGCGGGACTGGCCGGATTTATGGTGGTTCTGGCCCTGGGCGCTCACAGAATGCATCCACAGGGATTTATGGCTCTTATTAAAGAGGCTATAGTATTCGGAGCGTTTACGGCAATGGGCGAGGGCGTCCTGGCCAAAAACCACGGGTATGCCGTCGGCAAGGCGGTCGGTGGAAACTTTGTCCTCTTCTTTTTTGCGCACATAATACTCCAACTCGGCGGATTCTATGACCACGTGTTTCCACGTCCGCTTATTTTGCGGGTGTGACATTAAGTTGTATGTCGGTTCCAAAATTAGAGGTCGAAACATAAGACGGGTGGGTCGCATAAATCTTCAATACATTCTTCTGACTCAACAAACTAATAAAACTATCAATTTGGAGTGTAATTTCGGGCTCTCTGTACTGCATCATAACTTGACAGCCCTTGCGGCTTATCATGTATCCGTGAGTTCCCCAGAAATATTTGGGTATTTTATAGTTGGGCGTTCCGGCCTCTTGGCAATTCTTACACCAATGACCCAACAGAATAATATCCCAATCTTGTGGGAAAATAGAACCGGCTTCAATATGCTGAATAACATTTTGGTATATTGAAGGATAGATTTTAGCATCATCTTCAAAAATGAGAGCATATGGTTTTCCGGAGGCTAAGATGTCTTTGTAAATTCCATAATGACTCAGGTAGCACCCGATCATTCCCGGAGTCAACTGATCGCGGCCTATACGCTTTTTTGTTTCGGTCAAAAAATTGAGACCGAGCCAGACCTTTGACGAAACAATATCCTTTATTTGTTCGCCCAGTTGAAACCCATTAACGGCCGCAAAGCGAATAAATGGTTTTGTTCTCAGGTCCGTCTTGATGTATTCCGACCTGAAACTGGCAAGACGGGCTCTATTCTTGTCCATATTTATCACATAGGTATCAAAGTTATCAGTCGGTATGGGAACCGGAACCTCCGGAACAAACTTGGATTGCTTCAGGCCCATTCTAAAGTTGGCGAGGAAAATAAAGGCTAGGCCCCTAACATGAGTATGCAGCAATATGAACGCCTCTCACATGTTGACCACATTCTCAAACGACCTGACACCTATGTCGGGTCTCTCACCCCTGAGCCAACCGCCTCTTGGGTTCGGGACGGATCTGGGTTCAAAAATTCTAATCCTGTTGTTTCACCTGCACTGGTAAAAATATTTGACGAGGTTCTGGTCAATGCCATAGATCAGTACTCTCTTCATCCCAGAAAGGTATCACAGATCAAAGTTGATGTGTCCAATGATGGATCAATTTTGATCGAAAATTCAGGAGTTCCGATTCCCATCAGAACGCATGGAACCGAACGCGACCCTGATGGGGTCCCGTTGTGGATCCCCGAACTCATATTTGGGCACCTGCTTACAAGTTCAAACTATAATGACGAAGAGCAAAGGGTGACCGGTGGTCGAAACGGGTACGGAGCCAAGTTGGCCAATGTCTTTTCCTCCAAATTTTGGATCAAAATTAGTGATGGGAAAAAAGTCTACAGTCAGACTTGGACCAAGAACATGAGTCAATGTGAACGACCCATAATCGAGACAAAGTCCGAACTGGCCTATGTACGTATAGGATTCACACCGGATTGGACCCGGTTCGGATCTGAAAATTTTAGGGAGATGGCCGAGAAGAGAACCTGGGACGCGGCCATGTGGTGTAGCAAGGCTCAAGTATATTTTAACTCAAAATTACTCCAGGTAAATTCTTTGGAAGACTATGCCCGTATGCACGGTTTAACTTCTCTGGCCAAGATGCACACGGGCGAAAGGGCCGACGGAACGTCCTTGGACATTGTCGTAGGTCATTCTAAAAATGGGTTCCAGCAGTGTTCATGGGTCAACGGGATATGCACTCACAAGGGTGGAACGCACGTTGAAAAAGTAGTCAAACAAGTTCTGGATGGTATTTTTAGTACAAAAAATCTACCGATCCGTCCGCACCAGGCCCGGGGAACGCTTTTCGTCTTTGTTCGGGCCGTTATAACCAACCCGACATTTTCAAGTCAGACAAAGTCGGAGTGCACCTCGCGAATTACCGAGGCTATAGAGATGAAGCCAAAGTTTATCAAAGACATTCTCGGAACAGGAATCTACGATGAGCTCGTGGCCCTTGGGGCGGCCAAAGTGGACAAGGAGCTCAAGAAGACGGATGGTTCGAAAAAGTCTCACATCTCTGGTATTCCAAAATTGGATGACGCCAACTGGGCCGGGACCCACAAGTCCCATGAGTGTACCCTTATCATAACAGAGGGGGACTCGGCCAAGGCGCTGGCGATCGCGGGGCTCAGCGTCGTCGGCCGCAACGCCTACGGGGTCTTTCCGCTCCGGGGCAAGCCCCGAAACGTCCGGGACGCGACGATCAAGCAGGTGACCGATAATGAAGAGTTTAGCAATCTGAAGAAGATTCTTGGACTTCAGCACGGAAAGGTTTACACGTCCCTTCGGGACTTGCGGTACGGCCGTCTGATGGTCATGACCGATGCGGACCTGGACGGGAGCCACATCAAAGGCCTTGTCCTGAATATGTTTCACGTCTATTGGCCGAACCTGATCGAATTGGGCTTTGTGGTCTCGATGGTGACTCCGGTCATCAAGGCTGGAAAGCAGTGGTATTTTACGGAGGAAGCTTTCCGGGAAGCGATGGCCGGGCAGGACGCTCCCCCGACAGGGACAAAGTACTACAAGGGTCTGGGAACTTCGACGAGTTCAGAGGCTAAGGAATATTTCAAACAAATTGAGAGGCTAACGGTCTCTTTCAATTCTGATCCAAAAATGGACGAGTCGATGTCATTGGCATTTGCCAAGGCTCATGCGGACGACCGAAAAGGCTGGCTCACGACCCATATGGCCAGCCCCCCAAAGGGTGTTCCTTACGGGGCCCTTAAGACTCTTGGGGTGACCGATTTTGTCTATCGCGATCTGGCAAATTTTAGTGCCGAGGATATCAAACGATCTATTCCGCACGTCGCGGACGGGCTGAAACCTTCTCAGCGCAAAGTTATTTACGCCTGCCTGAAGAAGAATCTAACGACCGACATGAAGGTTGCCCAGCTCGGAGGATATGTAGCCGAGCAGACGGCGTACCACCACGGGGAGACGAGTCTACAAGGAACCATTGTAAACTTGGCACAGAACTTTGTAGGGGCCAATAACCTCAATCTCCTCGAGCCCTCGGGACAGTTCGGAACGCGCCTGGCGGGCGGGAAGGATGCGGCCAGTGCAAGGTACATATTCACCCGCCTGGCGCCCTGGACCCGCAAGATTTTCGATCCGAGTGATTCGCCCGTTCTAAACTATGTATTTGACGATGGACAAAAGGTCGAGCCGACCTTTTACGCCCCGATCGTTCCTATGATTCTGGTGAATGGGGCCGAGGGTATCGGAACGGGTTTCAGTTGTTATGTTCCACCTTATAATCTCGAGACTATTAAGCACAACATCTTGTGTTCCCTGGACCAGGTTGCGATGGTCCCTATGGTTCCGTACTTCAAGGGATTCAAGGGTCGAATTACAAAGACCAAGGAGCATACGTGGGTCATGTCGGGCCTGGTGGAGAAGGAGGGCTCTCAGCTTCACGTGACGGAACTCCCCCCGGGAAAGTGGATCCAGGATTTCAAGGAACACTTGGACGACTTACTGGAGAAGGGAACGATCCAAAAGTTCGAGAACCACTCCACCGAGACGACGCCCGACTTTCGCATCTGGCCCGGGGCGGGCATAATGGACCCCATCAAAGACCTGGGTCTGACGAAGACGATTCACACCTCGAATATGTATCTCATAGGACCAAACGGAGCCGTGAAAAAATACGCAAGCCCGGAAGAGATTTTGGTCGACTATATTCAGGTCCGGTTGGAGATTTACAAGAAACGCAAGTCCTGGCTGATCCACGAATTTGACAATGAAATTAGCTGGCTCAATGAAAAGGCCCGGTTCATTCGGGGCGTCATAGAGGGATCTCTCAAGGTTCTGAACGTTCCTTTGGAGCAGATTCACGGCCAACTGCGGGGGTCCCAGTTCAAGGAGGCTCTCTGGCCAAAGCTCCTCGATATCAAGACGTATCAGTACACCAGAGAAGAAGTCCAGAAACTTCTCGATCTGATAGCTAAACGGGCGAGCGACCGCGCGGCCCTCAAAGGAACAACCGTGGTTCAATTATGGAAGAATAATCTGAGCGAAATATAGGATGTACACGAAGGTGTTCCAATTTGAGCAGTACGAGCAAAAAAATGCCATAGACGTACTGAACAATTCTCATATTTTGGATGTAGAACGCTATATTCAAAACAAAATTATATCACTGTTAGGAGGAACCAAAGTTATAGCTCAGACTTTGGCCGTCCAGAATACAGTAAAGACCACGCTAACTCCCGGTCCCGGATCAACTTCAAACAACCCTCCGCCTATTTTTCAACCAATAAATGTGAATGGGTTTTATAAAGTGACTGGTCAGCAAGAAGTGACGTACTATGCAACGACGCCCTGGCCAGGCTTCAGTTTAGGGAGTGGCTGGACGGCCATAGGCATATTTGGGATAGTCGGAAATATACAGATAACGAGTTCGAGCAATACACCCGGGTCGACCTCTGTTACTTCACGCTCGAGTGAAAGGTACAACTGGAAATTTACGCTCCAGTCAGATGTGGACCAGTTTATAGAAGGCGTGAATCATTCGATCGGAGCGACTCTTTATCCGCCCAATCAAGTTCCCAATCCGACGAGTCAAAGGTCCGGGCCGGTCTATGGAAACTTTTCAGTTCTGGAGCACGTTCCTCAGATTATTTTTAGCGCACCTCCTCCGGAAGGAACGGCGGTCGGGTGGTATGTCGTCGGTCTACCGACTATCGGCCCGTGTGTTATAACCACGATATCGAATTCGATCGCCCGGTTGATGCCCATAGACTCGAGTATTCCGGCCAACACGGACGCGCCCATCTTCCTGAAGGGTTCACCGACTATGATTTTTGAGCCAAAATATAGCATACAGTTTGTTCCCGCAAATTTCTACACCTCCGACTTGAAAAATCGCAAACCCGTCGATGTAAATCCTAGAATTAAAAGTACATATGTTCCCCTTAGGGACCTCGGAACAGAACTTGCGGATCCACCGGAGGAGGTCCACAATTACAATGACCTAAAAAACAAGGGATTTAGCAGTGGTTCAGTTCTGTCCCTCTTCGCGGTCGGGCCACAAGACAAGTACATGATATCGCACGATGTTGAAAAGTCCCAGTGGAAGAATAAATTTAAGCAACATACAAACTTTTCAATGTACCAAAAAGTTATACCACTTCCCTCTTTGACAACTTATCAGGGACAGACCGTGATGCTCGAGTTGCGCCCCCAGGATTTTGGACATCTCATATCTAATATGTATTTTACATGCACTATTCCGGCCACGAGTTATACTTTGAATGAAAACTTGGGTCGGGCCCTTATATCCCAAGTTGATTTTATGGTAAATGAGACGGTCATTGAGACTCTATATGATGACTGGTACATAATCAGAGACCAGATGTTTCTGGATGCCGATGAGCAGAAAGGAATGTATTCTATTGCTGGGGGTTTCAACTCGGGTATAACGGGCGCGACTTCCCAAACGATAGTCTGTCCCCTGGAGCTCTTTTTTTGCCGCCGACATTCGCATTCAAACAAGGGCCGAGAAAGATTGCGAAAACCATTTTTTCCCATGTGTGCTATGTGGAATCAGCGGCTATATCTTCGGTTCACGTTCAATCCGAGCTGTTGGTGGTCGAGTAGCCCATCGACACTCGATTTTACAAATCCAGCCTTGATAACGGAAGAAATTTTACTTGAAAATGAAGAAAAACTTTATTATCAGAATACTCCACTTAGGTTTATAGTTCCTCGGGTCAAAAAAGAGTCGCCAACTTCTTTTGGGGCAGGAACGAGCCAGGCCGTCCAGGAATTATCGGCCAACTTTCCCGTTCAGAGTATGTTTTGGTTTTTTAGAAATAAAAATTACGAAAGCACTACGGATTCGAGCGGAAAGCCAAGTGGCGCCTATGTAAATAGTCGCTATAGTTATGGGTACAGTACTTCATACATAAAGACGGGCGTTAACGTAGCTTTCGCATCTTCCAATAATGTTCCTGTTAATTTCGTGGATCCTATAGGAACCGCGAAAATTACTTTAAACAATGTCGATATTTCTAGTACTTTCCAGGGAAGTTTGTATTATGCATTTAAACAACCGATGGAGCACGGACTATCGACCCCTTCCCGAAATATCTACATGTACTCGTTTGGACTCAGTCCATCCGAGTACAATCAAGGAGGATTTCTTAATTTTTCAAAATTAAACACACAGACAAGTTTACTAACTCTTACGTTTAACCCGTCATATTCGACCCAAATAACTCAGGGCTACCAATTTTATCTATTTTACTATGGCTACACTGTTCTTGAATTTGAACGGGGGTTTGCGCGGTTAGCATTTGCTTGAGATGGTCTATAATACCGTTTGTTATGCACCATCGAATAAAATTTAGTTGGGCGACCGTCGTCGTTAGTCCCTGAAATTCTATGCGGGCCGTTCGACAGAATGGATCGAACAGCTTTTTGCTGTAGCCGTCCAAACTTGATTTGTAGGCTACATGGACCGTGAACATCTTGCCATTCGGGGCCGTGTATGTAACGTGCTCGGTCTTGGCGTAGTTGGTAACGAACCATTCGAGCCGTCGAAGAGAAGGACCTTTAACGTTTCCGCGACCGAGAATCTCATGAAGTTGAGTTTTATTCTCGGAAATTTCATAGAAACGTTCAAGACTTGCGAGAAGAATCTTTGATTTATCCATTAGATGAAAAAGGTCCTAAATCTCTAAGTAGCCCATGGAGGAGGAGGCTCTTCCACGGAAGGCCGGACCGTTTCGGCCTGCTTCGGAGCCTGCTTTTGATGAAAACCGCAGTATCCATTCTCTTTTGGCTTTTTGAGACAGCGCTCGTGGCTTTTGAGGATACCCTTGCAAAAGGGAGTTTCGATGCCCCTCGCATCCTTGACAAGACGTTCTACAGGAATATCGTACAAAGTTGAAATCTTTTCGAAAATGGCTCTGTTTTCGAGCTCTCTTTGACGAGCTATCTCAGTTCTTACGACTTCGAGGATGCGCTCCTCCATATTATTATAGAGCATTACCCTTTTAAACTCTTTCCGAATCGAGCAAGGAAATCTTTACGAGCTTCTATTTCGGAAGAGCTCGCGGTCTTGACCATGAATCGCTTATCGAAAATGATGTTCGCATCGACGAGAGGCTCGAGCAAGTCCTGAACGGGCTTTTTGAACTGGTTCGAAAAATAGTACTGGTAATCAACCTGAATTTCCTTTTCTTGGACCCACGTGGGATCCTCAGCCTTTTCGTACATCTTTCCATCGCCCTTTACTATAACAAAGGCGACCCGATCACCCTGCTGCGGCTCGGACCCTGGCGCGCGCCCCTTGATCTTGTCCCGTACGGCCACGTGGGCCTGAGGACCCTTGTACGCCGAGGCGAGTTGCTTGCTCATCAAGAGCTTTTCGATCGGAACCTTTCCTTTCAACAACTCCTGGGCTGC